GTCGCGTTCTTATTCTGTTCTTCAAGATTTTTCTTTTGTGTCTTGGTAGTTTCTTTAAGACCCTCGTTGTAGTTGTTCCAAGTTTTAGTAGTTGTATCAACAACATTTTTAACACCTTCTTTGATGTTATTTCCTATGTCGTTAAATCCTTCTTTAATCGTGTCCCAATCTAAAGTAAAAACACCTTTTAGTATTTTACCAAAAGCCATAAAGTTTTTGACCTGAACTGTGATAAAGTTTTTTAGGAATGAACCTAATGCTGCGAATGCGGTGTATAGACCACCAATAGCCATTTGTAATTTTGGCATTACCCACATTACCAAATCAACGAATAAATCAAATACAGGTTCAAGAGCCTTGAATATACCACCTAAAATCTGCTCAAAGGCAATCATTACAGGTTCAAGTTTCTTCATCGCCTTCTCGTTAGATGTGAAGGCTGCTACTAACTGACCTACTAACGCAACAAGTAATCCAATACCTGTGGCTTTCCAAGCAAGTCCCCATTTGTTAGTTGAAGAAGTAAGTTGGTCGTATCCTCTTGCCAATAATCCAATAGGGCCTGGCGTAGATGCCAAACTATCTACTAAATCTTGTGATTGTCCTTTAGCGGTTTTGATACTATCACTAAAATCAAGTATCCCTTGTTCCGCCTGCTTGAAACTCGCAGTTTCACTACCAACTTCTCTTTGGAGTTTTTTAAGTTCCTTTAAGCCAGCGATGGTGGGGCCTGCGTCAAGTATCGCTTTGATTTTTACATCTATCTCTTGTGTCTTTGCCATTACTCTTTCACTCTGTTTTTAGCAATCTCAAAAAACTCGGGTAAGTTTTTTAATTGGTTATAGAACCTATGGAAATTATCACGAGTAATCATTTCTCGGTTCAGGCTTCTCCTTAAATCACCTATTGGGTCTATAAGGTCATTATCTTCTGTTTTTTCAATCATCTCTGTCTTCATAATATAAAATATCGTTTTTACTTTAAGCGGTCATAATTCGTCTCTAAATCACCTTTAACAAGTTCCATCGTATGCTTGTATTTCCCAATTACAATTACAACTTAAATCAACTCCTGTAAAGCTACAAGTTCCACCACCAGGGTTTAAGTCGCAACAATGAACTACAGCATCACAATCTGTAAGCTCTATTCGTTGTCCCGCAATATTACTTCCATAATTTACTACCACACTCACAGATGCCCCTGTTTGTGTTGTATTAAAATAACCAGGCTGACTACTTGGAATAATTGTAAATGTTCCACCTGATAAATAACTAACTGGAACACTATTCACCTCAACACCCGTGATTGGAACATCTAAACTTGCGTCAGTTCTTACCGTAAGGAAAGCACAAGTTTCAATTGGTGGTGTGATACTTGGTGTGGGTGTGTTTGTTTGGGTCATAGATGGGGTAATTTCAGGAGTTGTTGTTGGAGTGGATGTATTTGTAGGCGTGCTCGTAGGAGTGTCTGTATTCGTCTGTGTTTGCGTTTGTGTTTGTGTCGCTGTATTAGTTGGTGTGATTATAGGAGAAGTTGAAGTCATAGTTGGTGTAATCGTAGGAGTTGCGGTGTTAGTAGCAGTCATAGTCGGTGTGGTTGTAGAAGTGGGTGATAAAGTTGGAGTGGGTGTAGGACACAAAACAGGATAAGTTATTATTCCATCTAAACCAAACTCCATTTGTCCTGCTTTTGGAAATCTTACTCCTGAATATGTTGTAAATCCTGTAGCAAATCCTATCAAAGATATTGATGAAGCAAACCCTGTTATTAAAGGATTTGTTGCTTGTCTTTGAGCGTAGAAACCAAGATTGGTATTATATTCATCAAATCTTCTAAAAATGGTATTGTAATAAACACCATCGTAGTATTGGAACATAGGGTAGTCATTTCCATCAGGTGCTGTGGTGAATACTAAATAGGTTGTTGAACCAGTATCAGTATTATATCCATAACTAAACGAACCACCTGAATAGATTGTGCTTCTATCGTATGTTCCATTTATTACATCAGGGTTAGTTGAATTGGTTATTGTAAATTGTGTAGGGCATATTTCATTAGGAGTTGGGGTGGGTGTGGGTGTAGGTGTGGGACATATAGCATCATAAGCAAAGTTCCAAGACCTTCCAGCAATAGTTGAACTAAATGGTGGTATGTATGATCCGTTATAAACAGTTGAAGCTGAAGCAAGAACAACATTACCTGATATAGAAGCAAATAGTGCTCCATTTACTATACTTGAACCTGTTGTTGTAATACCTCTCCAAACATTTACAGTTGGAGGTGTTCCAACAGCAGCATAGTTAAATCCTATATTAGTATAGAATGTTCCAACTTGTCTTTCATATACAAGATAATCGTTTCCATTAGGTGCTGTTCCTGTAATAAATTGAATTGGAGAACCAGAGAAGAAACCATAGTTAAATGAACCACCCGTATAACTTGATATTCTGTTGTATAATCCTTCTTGAATATTTACAGGCAGACCTGATGTTTTTGTTAGAGTAAAGCTGGTTTCACAGAACGGAGTAGGCGAAGGAGTGATAGTCGGTGTGGAAGTCATACTCGGTGTGTTAGTGGGGGTTGGTAAAGGACACATATTCAACTCACCATCTTCATCAAGTTTAACCATTTTAGGATAAGGTTGTGAATTATAAATTGTAAAATAACCTCCAACTAATAATGCGTCATTTGGGTATAGCATTAAACTTGTTGCGGCAAGATTTACAAACCCTATCGTCCAAGTAGGGTCTAAACTACCATTAGTATTCCATCTTGATACTTGGTTCTGTGCTGCTGCTATGATTATTTTACCTGATGACTGAACCACAATATCATAGACATAGTCATTTGTTAAAGTTGAACCCCAATCAAAAGTTGTGTCTAATGAACCATCATTATTTAACCTGATAAGGAAATCCTGATTTGTAAAACCTGAATAATTTTGGAATGCTCCACCAACCAAATACTGTCCGTTTGATAAAGGTTCTGCGGCAAAAACAAAATTACCTGGCTCTGCTGTTGGACTAAATCCTGCCGCTAAAAATGTTGTATCAATACTGAAGTCATTATTTAATCTAACCACTCCTTGATATAGGGTGCTTCCATAAGTTGATGATGTCCCATCTAATATAATCTTGTTAGTATTGTAATCTTTTTTTAAGTCAGTATCGTCAGCACCACCGCCAAGACTGGATATTGATTTACCTGAAAAACTATTATCAGGTATTCCATCTTTATTAAACTTGTAGATATTATTATTATAGTTTATTGTTCCTGCTGAATAAGTCCAGTTAGTTCCAATACCACCAACAATCAAAATCTCATCCAAGTCATTACAGATTATTCCCGTTATACCATTAAAAAAATCCGTAGAACCACTAACAAAAGTCGTATCAACATCACTATAATCGGCTTTAATCCTGAAGGTTTGTCTTCCAGCAGCAACAACAATCTTGCCGTCGCTTTGTTTAGCAAATCCACCATTACCACCACTACCTAAAGGTGTAAAATATCTATTCAATAGATTACCACAAGCATCAATTCTAATCACACCAGGGTTTAGAAGTCCAGCATACTCATTATCATTACTCATCACCAAAATAGTATCATCTTCCAATAATAACATTTGTGAAACATAAGAAGCCGCAATAGGTGCTGTAAAATTACTTGGTAAGCAACAAACAAACGGACAACTCGTTAAACTTGGAGTTATAGTTGGGGTGTTTGTCGCTGTATTACTTGGAGTGGGACTTATATTTATAATCATATATTATTTCTTTAACAAATCGCATCTACGGTTATGGTTGGACTACCAGTATATCCTAATGTTCCATCTTTTATACAACCTGTATAAATTGTTTGACCTACTGAAACAATACCACCTGTTGATGTTTCAGTTCCACAAATAATACCCGACCAACTAATCTCAAAGAATGAACCATTATAGATTTCCCAAACGGAGCAAGTTTCACTTGGAGGTGTTGAAGAAGGAGTGGGGGTCATCGTAGGTGTTTCACTAATTGTTCCTGTTGGTGTGGTTGTGTTAGTTGGTGTGGGATTGATAGTTCCTGTTGGAGTGCTCGTTGGATTAGGAGTTGGTGTTGCGGTAGGTGTTAAACCAGGACATACTGTTCCTGTGGGTGTATTCGTCGGTGTGATTGACGGAGTTAAACTTATCGTGGGACTAACACTTGGAGTGGGAGTGGGTGTGTATCTAAATGCCATTACTTATAAATATCAATTTTAACAAGAACTTCCACTAAAGGTTATGGTAAATACCGCAGTATCAGCAAAAGGGAAACCAGGTAGAACACTACCCCTTTGGATACAAGATACAATCGTATATGTTCCTGTTGAAGAAATGAACTTATATTCTTGTGTTCCATTACATAAAGTATATTTGATATAACCTGTTTCAGTAATATTCAATTCAGTCAATTCTCCACAATCACGAAGTGATGGGGTAGGTGTGGGAGTTCTTGTGGCACTTGGTGATAGTCCTGGTGTCTTCGTGGGTGTGGGTGATAGTCCTGGTGTTAAAGAAGGTGTGGGGGTAGGTAAAGGCGTCCAACTTATACAAGGAGTGAATGAACTTACACAATAACTAAATCCTGTTGTTTGGAATGACGCATATAATCCACAAAGGGTAATAGCGCTTGATGGATCTAAAGTCCAACTACCACTTACACCATCACAATACTTGAATTGGAATGAGTTTGATGTTTCACCTGTATTTGTAATAATCATAGATACACAATCACCCGTATATGGTGTTGTGGTCTCATCAATTACTCGTAAGGTAAAGTTTGGTGTTGTAGCAGAACAACTATCATAAGTTATGTAATCCCAATAAATATAATAATCAAATGTCTGCGTTCTATAGACCGAAAATAAAGGTATTTCATAAGTATATGCTTCGTTATATTCAGTTCTAATAACTTTATATTTAGGACAGATGATATTATTTAGTCCTAAATCATAAACACAATTACCATCATCTATAGCTACATATTGACCCTCAAAAGCCCATATAGGATAAACAAGATCTGTGTGTGTATGTATAATATTACAAGGATCATCACAACTTACCAAGTCATAAAATAATATAGGACTTGGGGTATAATCCCTTGTAAGTTTTACCAACTCAACATTACACATACCAGGAGTAAGAAGTGATAGTCCTGAAATCTTATTGATACGGAACTTTGTGTTCTTTATCATTATGGTTTCGTTGTAGTAAAGACCAGCAACTTCCCAAGGCGTAAGATACATACTTACCTGATAAATCTTATTCTCATCATCAGTTAAATCATCAATATAATCTTTATAATATCTGTCGTATTGGTTCTCTAAAGTTGGATATACAAGTTCATCACTTGTGAATGTATTACTACTATCATAGATGGTATAGTGTGAGAAATCTTTAATCGCAGATGGATAAGTCGTATTACGATTATAGTTAGGAAATGTTCCTTGAGCGGTTAAACCAAATACGGTAAATGGAATATTCGTTCCTTGATAGCGATAAAAGAACGGATTAGATTTTGTATTACCTGTTGGAATAGATACAGAGTGGAATGTTTGTCTTGGTATTGATCTAAATGGTCTATACTCAAAGGTAGATATACCATTATTATTTTGTTCCTTACTGATAAAATAACACGGTAAAGCAACATTTGTTGTTCCTGTTGCGTTCAGGTAATAGTCCGTATTTTGTCCTAATGTTTGTGTTAGGTTTGTTGTTTGGTTCTTGTAATCAATATTTAGATCAAATTGGTTTTGACCGAATATCTTATTACTTCTCTTTTGGAACTCCGTATTGATATAATCTTTGTCTTGTTTATTAGCAGCAAAGATTGTCCCGTTGATTAGATTTGTGGTAGGATAAATGTTTTGTGTTCCATCATAATCTACCTTATCAGTCCAATCCAATAATTCACCCTTACCGATGTAGTCAATCATCGGTTCAATAATAAGTGTCTTTGTTTTGGTGGGGTGTTCCACAACAACAAGATTAAATGTCTTGTTTATATTTTGTATAAAGTCAATTTGTTTTTGATCGCAAGCCATTTCCTTATAGAGTTCAATAGTATAAGGTAATACAATAGGACTTTTTTTAATCTCAAATGTTGCTCCATTTACCTTGAATGGTATTGCGTTCTTTGTATAAGATAAAAAATATAAATCTGTTCCGTTGATTTGTCCTCTTGTCTCTGTTGTCCCCGTCATAAAAAAGGTATTCTTACTACCTGTAAAGTTTGTGAGAACAAAATAATTTACACTATTTACAAGATTGGCTATTAAAGGTGTTCCATTTAGAGAATATTTCCATAACTGAAATGTTCCACCTGTATAAGCAAAAGGGAATGAACCAAATGGTGCGGTTGCTTCAACCTCTATGGTTGCTTCCCAAGAATAAGGTTCTCCGTTGCTCTGTGGTAGAGCAAACATATAAGTCAATTCGTTCGCTGTTAAAGTTGTAGCGGAATACGCAGAATACGATATAGGGTTGAAATCAAAGTTTTCTTTGACGATCTCTAATGCCTTGAACCAATTTACATTACTTGTTGTTCCTGCTGTAAAGTTTTCTACGAGTTTTGGATAAGAGTTTGTCTCACCCGATGTATTGACCCATTTATATTCATAAGGGGCTGCTTGAGCCATAAATGGTTGCTCTGTATTAAACGATAGAGGTATGTAATATCTACCGAAGTAGTCAGTATCAAAAAAAGAACTCTCTATAAAATATCCTGATTGATTGACTATAAGTTCATAAAGTGTTCTTGTCCTAATAGAAGGAATAAGATACGACGATATGACCGGAGATCCTGAAAAATCAAAGAACCCTGGTGTCCCTGAAAAATCAAGGAGTGGGGTTTGGGCTGTGTTTATGTCTCTTATATCACGGAATGTTGAACCAGTATAATCATAACCTCTCTGTCCTAAAATATACTGAACCTCACCTGTAGCAACGGGATTTGTTGATGAACTGGAATAATGTAATGATGGGTCTAAAAAAATCCTTGCTGCGGTGTTTTCATCATAAAGTGAGTGGTTTAATGAACTCGTATCAACATTACATAATGCTTTATCACCGATGTTTGCCACAAGATCTCCCACCGCTGAATAGAAGGTTATAGAATAGACCTTTTCTATTTTGTTGATAGATACACTATTCAATCTTACATACCCGTTATAGAGTTCGTATCCATCATAGATGAGGTCTGCCTCAAACTTCTTCTTGGGGTTCCAATCTGTAAATGTTTGGTTTAGGTCAAAGAAGTAATTGAATATAAGGTTGTTATTCTTTGAGCCAGGAACCTTAAACTCTTTGGTAAAGGCACTATTCTTTTTGGTGATGTCCTGTATCTCTGCGAAGGATACTTCCATATCAATTTCTTCATTACCATAAAGTTCAATAAACTCTTGGTTGCCATTTACATAAGTTCGTATTTGTAATCCCATAAATTATCCTTGTGTTCTGTATCGTTTAACATCAGCATATTTCAAGCTAAATGTGTATTGGAATATCTTTTGATATTGTCTTTGGAACCTCTTTAATTCTTTGTTGTCTATCACTACAGGTAATAGGTATTGGTATTGTCTTATCTCGCCTAAACAACTTTGGCAGTCATTTATTCCGTGTTCTATACAAGGACTTACAGGGTCTGTTATACCTTCTATGATATACACTTCAGGTGAGTTGAATATCTCCTCAACAATAACTGTATCTGCTTGGGTCATATAATTACTCATACATTCTGTTATGTAAGTAGCGTTCTGCTCAAATACTGTTATACCTCTTTGTGATGAACCCCTTGAATAAAATGCTTTGTCTAATGAACTCTCTTGTCTGTATTCTTTTCTATCTACTTGGAATGTCTTTGTAGATTTCTTACCGAATGTGTAAGTGTCCCACATACCTCTACCATTTAAGAATAATAGATGGATTGGTTGGTTGATACAATCGGGGTCTTCCATATAGAACTCAAGTATCTCACTTGTTCTTGCGGAGAAGTTCATATCACTACCTGATGTTAGATAGAAACATAATTTCTGGCAATCTTGAGGTATTACATTTGTTCCTGATTGGGTAATATTATACGGCATATAGAACACAGCGTTCTTCCATATATCATAGTTGTTTGTAAATCCTGTTGATACATTTGCGGTATATGCTGAATAAGTGTAGTTTTCTCCTTGAATATCAGCACCTCTTACCACTACCCTTGTAGTTTGGTTGTTAAAATAGTCGTTTTCCCCGTCCAAAAATGTTATAACAATAGGACAACCTGGATGATGTTGTCTTCTTCTTACCTTCTGTGATACGAAACCATCTTGTGATATTGTTTGATACACTCTGCCAGCAGCGTTTAATAACTCACGAGGCCCACAAGTTGTGTCCTCTCCTTGTTGATAGATGTATCTAAACAAGTCATAGTAATACCACGACTGATTATCTACTTGGAAAAAGTTAGGAGATTGTGTATAACCTGATCCTAATGTTGCTCCTGATAGGTAAGGTGATGGGATAAGTTTATTATCCACACCAGGAAATATGTTGATTGGGGCTGGTTGGTATTCTGCTAACAAGTCCATATCTGTTATGATTGCGTTTTGGGCTGTGTCCTCATATTCACATCCCACCTTTACCACATATTGCTCCGCGTGGAACAATACAGGAACAGTAGCACTCAAGTTATTACCCCCATATATGTTAAACGCATTTAAGGTTCTTGTATTCGTGGCATCACTCATCGTTAGAATTGAGTTCTCCTGTGCTACATAGTTTAAGTATGGATATGTTGTCCCCGAGAAACGAGGATTGGCTTTAAGGAATGTTCTTACAATTTCCATTACCTCAACGATTGCTTTACCATAAGAATTAGGACGAACCTTTAATCTTGCTGTAGGTTGGGGATTACCTGAAAAGTTTATACTATCAGGTCTAAAATAGATGTCTATGATAAACTTGAAGTTCTGTAAGGTATATCCTGTTGATGAAATCGTATAGATGTGTTCTCCATTACTCGGGGTAATTGTTAGAGGTGATTGATCTATGTTTATTATTACACTCATATTATTCGTTTGGTTCTTTTAATATATTGGTTAGGAAGGTTTGTAGGTCTATTCCAAGTTGAGCAGCAGGCCCATCAGGTTTCTTAAACTCTTTGATAAGAAGATCAAAACTATCATCGTAGAAGTTTGTAGGTTGAATACCATTTTCTTTGATTGATTTTGATATTGCTGCCGCTACTCCTTTGATGTTGAACTTCTTAAATCTACCTTTTGGGTCTCTATTCATCCCCTTCGTTCTAATCCATTTTTCTAATGGCTTGAGTGGGACATAAGTGCCAGGTTGTCTTCCATCATTTACATTCCTCCAATAGTCCAACATCATAACCTTCATCCTATTTGTCTCGGGGTCAAATGATACATTTATGGAGTTGTATAGATTACCTGTTTTCTTCTTCATATCCCTAATACCCTTCTTTGGTTTTTGACCGAAAAATCCTGGTGCGTATGGATATGGTTTTGCGAGGTTCTGTTTTAATGCTTCTTGAAACTTGGCAGCAAGTTCCTCCATAGCCGCATCAAAGTTTGGTTGTGGTATTTGTTGAAAAGAATAGAATTGATAATTACTCACTTGTTCCGTCGCTATTATTGTCGCAAGGTGGAAACTCTGCGTATGGTGCTATACACCTGTTTATTGCGTCAGGAACTCTCAATCTAATCCTACCACTCCATCCATTTACAAAGTCATCGTAAGCCTCACCAAATGGGGTCATATCAATAGGATAATCTATATCCAACTGGCAATAACATTCCATTCCTGTTGCGTATTTTAATTGAGCAATAACATCCTTTAGAATATCTAATGTATCACTATAGGTGTCTAACTCATTATCAAAGTTTTTAACATTCTGTATATCCATTATGAGTATATTAAACTCATAGGTAGTTTCTTTACCATCGGTTCTTGCCAGTTCAGGTATTACCCACATAGCAGGATAGAATGGGGCTTGATTGATTTGTGTGTTGTCCTGCTTCAATCTCATCTCTGTTTGATAAATAAGTTGTTCTACATCACCAAATCCCCACGATTGTATTTGTTCGTGGTAATCTGCTAATTGTCTCAACAAATCCATTATCTTCTTAAAATTATAGTATCCTACTGCGTTTGCCATATTATCTGTTTTTCATTTGTTGTTGTATCTTCTGTGCCTCTCGTCTTCTTATGTCGTTTATATCTTTACTATACGATAAATAGTTGAGGACGAATACTAACGGATATGTAGTAATCTCTTCAATTTTTGTAATGTCTTCGTTCGCCAACGAAACAAGAGTAGCGAACCAACCCCAAAACTTATCAAAGGAACGAACTTCACGAGTATCCAAATCATCTTTGCCGTCAATTTCAACTTGACCCAAAAAGAGGCCTGAAAATTGCCTTGTAAGGTTTTCCCTAAATGAAAAAAAAAATTGGTAGAACCACGAACATATTTGACTGGAAGTTTCTTGAACTCCTCCGCTTTTAGTTGTAGTTCTTTTGAGTTGTAAGGTTTGTAGTTTCCATTCTCATCTACCTCACGATACAACATCGCCATTAGTAATGGCATATCCTTTTTCTTTTCGTGGGGTTCTTTGGTAAGGTATGTGTCTATGTCTATAAACTCACCGAATGTTAAATTGGGTAAATCTAAAAATCTGTAGTTTTTATTGTTGAAACTGAACTCGTTGTAGAACTTATCCCCATCTTGAGTAAGAAAAGTGGATATTTCATTAGATATTTTTACTACCTCCATATAATCACTATTCTCAATCTCTTCTTCGGTAAGTCCCGTTGTGAATGATAATAACTTTACACAGAACTCACGCTCATCAGTCCATTCTTGTAATAGAACAAGTTTAGACCACATCTCAACTGTTGGCTCTTCAATCTCGTATTGTTTGTTTTTGTAATTAAACTTCATCATAAATAAATATCTTTTTTGTTTTTTTTATCCACAACTTTATCTTACCACATAGGTTCCGTATGTTGCTTTTTTCTTGAACGAATGAAACGATAATGCGAGGGATATTACTGTATCGTCGTGAAACCCGCTGGGAGACCCATATTTGACCTTTCTTGACTTGGGTGAGTATTCGTATGTAAAAACGCTTAACTCCTTGTATAGGTCTGTATTGAGTTCCTGTGTGGGTAGTTTTAATTTGCTCTCGTTCATACCCATAATCAAATCTTCTATCAGGTTCTGCTTACTATCATTACTGGTAATGAATGGTTGGACTGATGGGTATTGTTTTTTAATCTGTTCGTATAAGACATCACCTATACTATTCACCTCTGCGAAACATACTGGTCTCCACTTCTTTAACTTTACCACAACCTCACTAATGATGATGTCCCAACTCTTCTGTCTCTCTCTGTAGAAATCAACTACCTCACCTTCACTATTGAGGATCAAAAGAACTGTATAGTCATTCTGTCTTCCAAAGTCCAATCCTGCGTAATACTTTTTGGATGGATCATAGTTAGGGTAATGATCTAATACACAACAATTCTTTAATGAACCAAATACTTCCCCACCATCATCTATGAACTCTGCCAGTATCTCCTGTTTGTATATTGTTTCAGGTAGGGACAACTTTGCTTCTTCCAACTCTTCTGCTGTAATGAATGGTGTATCAAACGATGTAGCATAGAATGTTTTATATGTGGGGTATTCATCACTCATACCTCTCATCGCTAAATTGTAAAACCAGTTCCGTCCCTTTGGTGTTGAAATGAATAATACCTTCTTACCATTCACAAGGACTGTCGGTCGTAATACTGTGTTCCATACCTCATCCTTGATGTATGCTGC